GCTTGCGAGGATTCTGTATCACGCTCAATGATCGTGTGCGTGTAGTTGATGAGCCCGAGCGTGGCTATCATCAGAACTGGCCCATACTTCCATGCGTCCAAAGACTGGCGTTGCGCCTCCGCTACTCGCTCAGGGTCGAAGCCTAGCGAATGCCTATTGAAAGCGTGTTTGCCAAAATAAAGGTCTGGACAAAAAACAATGTGTTCATTGAATCTCAAGTGCCAAGGGTCTCTTTTCGGCTCGCCCGTTTCATCGTCATACCAGCCATGATGAATGCAATAAGGATCACCGAAAAAAGTTATCGCGGACAACGCGAGTTGAGACTCCCTCATGGCTTCAAGTGATTGATCGACTATTTCCCCTGTCTTTTCATCACGCCGAACAAGAAGGCTGTGATCTATCGGAGACTGAGGATCAAACGCGAACGAAAGAGGATTTGCTTTTAAAAATCCATCAGGCGCCAAATGATATTGATTGATGAAATAAAAATCAAAGTCCGATCTCTTTGTAATGTGGAAGCCAACAGTAAGATCGTTGACGCCATCCAGAACGCGCTCGTCAACTGTAGCGTCATCAGGCAAGATGCCGATCTCATTGATTATCTGCACCTGCGTGCGAGCCAAATCAGAAGCGTTAGTCTCGATCCACATATTCTCGAAAGGCGGTATCGCCTCTGAAAACATCTCCCATAATTTTTTGGGCGGCATCATCGAAGCCGTGACGATGTGCTTGTGCATCGAATCACGCATGATGAATTTTTGAGCGCCGAGCAAATCACGCCTGAGCATACTCGCGTCTGCCTTCAAGTATTTGTCTGGGATCTCCCTGATGTACGGATCATCAAAAGCACGCTTCGGCTTGTGCAACCCCGCAACCAGAAGATTGAAAAGATCAGACATCAATCTCACCCCTCTGCTCAATAGATTCTGTGTAATCGACATCACGCATTCCGTAACCAATTGGAAGCCTGATGCCCTCGGGGAACACCCAAAGATGGAAGACGTTCGCAGTGTCATGGAGCACGTCTTCTTGCGGATAAATTTCGACGCCTTGCCGATGCTCGCCGCACAAATCATTCTTGATGGCTTGGAAATCTCGCCAGTCGATCAGATGGCTTTCGCCATTGTCGATTCGGATCGATAGCCAAGTGGTGCCCTCGAACATTTCGTTGTGGCAGAGACCGTCACCCACTTTGATTTCCTGACTGACAACCTTGTAGCGGCCGCAGTCCGAATACCACACGTCGGCGTTACGCAAATCGTTGCACCGAGACTTGGCCACCTCTCGGGGGAACCCCTTGCTCATCAACATCTTGATGAACGCTTTCGGCTTGAGGCCGTGCTGCTGCAGACCGTTGCACCTGCGGGTCCAGCCGCCGAAGCGGGAAGAGGGAAGAGTAGTCATTCGATCTCTTCCATCTTCAGTCGCCACTCCTCTCGGGTAATCAAGTTCGTGTCGAGTGCCGCGTCGAGAATCGCCTTGTCCATCTTAGGCTCGGTGATCTCAAAGATCAGATCCCACTCGGGGAAATTTCCCTTGGCAAGAGTGATGCATTTTGGAAAATAGTAAGAGACGCCAGTGTGCTCGTTGTTCCAGCCACCGTTATTGAAAAGGTCGTAATACGCATTACACATCAATCGATACCTTTCCAGTCGGCCGTGATGTTTTTCACACTCACCGTGCGTGGGCACCATCTTGTCCAGCCACTTGCCAAGATCCTCAAACCTGCCAGTGCCGTACCAATAGTTGCCTTTCTTCTTTTCGATCTTCATCGCTACAATAGTCATGCCGCCCCCTTAACGTCATGGTTTAAGAACACCGGATTGACAACCCGCGCTCGAAGGATTCGATAGATGTCTTTGAACCCATCGCCGTGCGGCTTTCGGTAAGACTTCTTCAGCCATCGAGTGCAGGGCCCATATCGGTACTGAACGTGGTGCGCCACCTCGTGGGCAACAGTCGCGGCGATGACCGCCTCAACATCGTCAGTCTTGAACGCCCCGATCACGGGGTCGTTTTCGAAAGCCTTGTACTCGTGGAACTTGCCGATCTTGGCTTCTCGGTGAGCCATCTTGATGTCGATGTTGATCTTGTAACAGCCACCGTTAGAAACCTGTCCGCTGCCTTTGCAGTAGACATCAATGTTGTCGATCATGTCGGCATACTTGATGGGCTTCTCGCGGCCCGCGATAAAAGCCTCACGCCAACCGTCGAAACTGTCAGCCAGCTCATAGTCTTTTTTTGCCAACTCCTTGAGACACTTCTTGACCCACTTGGCAACCAAGTTTCGCTCAGCGACGCTGACGTTCTTGGCCTTGTCGATCCGCAGTTTCATCATTTGTCTCCTTTCCCAATCAACAAACCCATTCTACCCCTTTCCGTGTCGATGTGCAACCCTTTATACAAATAAATGTGGGGTGTATGAATGTGAATATTTCACAAGTTATTTTGTGCAAAGGTGTAGACAACGACACGGGAATATGAGAGACTGTACTTGAAGTCGAGGAGGTCTCGACATTGACAGGGAGGCAAGATGATCAAAGCGGCAAAGAAGGACGGGCCAGTTCTGAACATTGACAGACTGGTCCGTTCCGCCGCGAGAGAGGAGGCGTACTGCGCTTTCATTCTCGACGCGATCGGACTGGTTGATGGCAGCGACTACAGCATCGAATGGTTCGATTGGTTTTGGGACGAAGAGGTCGCCAACTCTGACCTCTCTGTCAAAGAGTTCTGCTTGGCTTGGAAAGCCAAGCTCGCCAAGGGAGAAGCGGCATGATGAAGTTCATCGACTGGGAAAAAAACGAAAAGGGCGGCGTCAACTTGATGTACGGCTCGAATGAAAACAACGTCTATGTCATAGACGCTGGCAATCTCGAAGAGTCTAAAGAGTTCTTGGTAAAGCTGAATGATGTTTTTGTGTCAGCGTTCTTGGCGCTCGAAAAAGGCGAAGAGGGAGAAGCGGCATGAACAAGTTAATCGGCAAAGAGGTGATCGGCGACTACGGCGCAATGATCCCAATAGCTGAAGGTGTGATCGCGGGGTCAAGAATTTCTGATGACCTTGCTCATCGCGAGGTACTGATCAATTGGGAGGGCGGCGATAGCGACTGGATTCCACTGCTCAAAATCAAAAAGCCCGACGAAAGAACTGCCAACGGATCTCCGATTGGCATCTTTTGGAAGTCTGTTTTTTTCGAAAAGTAAATGGAGGCAATATGATCGTTTTAAGTAACAACATTCGAAGCGACTCAAGCATTGAGTATCGCGCAATCCTGAAACAAAAAGATGACGGTGACGTGCTCGTCATCCAGCAAAAAATTGATGACGAATGGTCCCCGACACCGGGCCAATGGTTCGTCAGCACTCTGATGGAAGATCCAGTGCGCGATGAAATTTACATCGACTGGGGGCAAAGGTGGAAGGTCTCAGGAATCCGCGAAGCGCTGGCCAACGTGCCAGAAGATTACAACCGCTTCGTGTCAAGTTTTGAGGAAGCACTGGCGAACGGCGTGTAATAATTGTTTGCACATCGACACGCAGCTTGCTATTATTCAATCGCGCGACACGCGCTTTTATCAGGGAGAAGCTAAGTGCCAAATTATTCTTATTTTGATTATCCGACGCTCAAAAAGCTCAATGACAAAGCTGTCAAGCTGGGCCTTAACCGAGCACTAACCGACGAGTTCTTCAAGGACATTAGTTCCGAGACCTTGTTTCCAATTACGTTCACCATGGACCACAACGATGGTTCTGAAATACGAGCGAAGTTCATTTACAACGAAGCGGCCGATGGTGCTTACATCGATATGCTGAGTGAGGACTTTCACTCTTTGCCAACTTTCTTTCATCACTAATCAGGGAGAAGTAACGTGAGAAACGAATACGGACTTACGCCGCGAGAGCAGGCGTATCTTAGAACCGAAGCGCTTGTGGGTAACTACATCAAAGCGGTCGAGGCAGACGCAATTGATGACATATTCAGTTCTCGGTTCAAAAAAGATTACTTGAAGCAACTCAAGAAGATCGCCAACAAGATGGCCCGCACAATCGGCGCAGATGAGAACTTTGTTGTATGAACGCGGCTGAGAAGAAAGTTTTCTACAACCGCGTGCGGCGCACCTGCAAGTTACACGACATTGACATCGTGTATGAGGGTGTGCCGAAAGCCTACCGCTCGGTTTGCTTGGTCAAGGACGGCTATACGATGTTTGCAGATCGAGCAGAGGACTGGCGTCCACTCAACATTGACTGGAAGCGACTGCACGAAGAGATGACCGACTACGGATTCACGGGCGGCATTAAGTGATCGTCAGGCCAGTCTACGGCCAAGTCAATCGAATCTATGGCTACATTCGGCAGTCGTATTCTGAGGAATCGTCTGCCGATCTTTGTATAAAGCGGCAGAAAAAACTGATTACACAATTTTGTGCAAATAAGTATGAACGCGCTGTGGATGAGTTTTTTATCGACCACCCCTGCACAGGTACGAAAGACGTTTTGGAGCGTGAAGGCTCGCGGGCCCTAACTGATGCCCTCGAAGAACACGACGCCATTGTGGCGACCCGCCTTGATCGGATATCCAGATCGGTGGATAACCTTTTGATAATTATTCCGATCCTCCAAGAGATCGGTGTCGATCTATACTTTTGCGAACAATTCGGCGATTTTCCAGTAGCTTACCGAAAGCCCGAGCATACTGAAGGGCTTGAGCATCATGTGGATTTCTCTGATCAGGTTCATCAGGCTTTTCTGATGGCGTTGAGTGCAGCAGATAATTTGGCTCGCATGAGGGAGCAGGATATCATCGAAGATGGGCGCGTGGAGTGGGCGGCGAAAGGATATTACTTGGGCGGTCAGTTGCCCTACGGTTACAAACTTGAGCCCGTCAATCACGACGGCAAGATCCGCAAAAAAATGATCCCTGATCCAGAGCAACAACATTGGATCGAAGTCATGCAAAAAATGCGAAAGCGCAGGATGAGTTACGACAAGATTGCCAAGCAGATGAACTCTTTGCAAACCGGACGGCAATGGTACGGGAAAATGGTAGAAAGGGTTTTGAACCCAGCGCGCAGGCTACAGGCTGTTACTAAATAACCGAAAGGCTGTATGATATCGATTGCGAATTAACCGCACGAATTTTTTATGTCTAGTATTACGGGTTGGGGCAGAAGCACTTGGGGGTCTGGGGCTTGGGGAGAGGCGATCCCCGTCGAGCCAACTGGACTTGCAATCACTTCTGCTGTTGGGGCCGTCACTGTAGACCAGAACAGTGTGGCGATAGTGACTGGCCTTGGGATGAGCGCGTCAGTCGGCGCGGCCGAGTCAAAAGTGAGCATCGACGCCCTCCCTTCTGGGCTTTCGATGACCGCCTCTGTCGGATCGATGTTTTTGTACTTCCCGATTGATACTGGACAGACACCGAATTACACTCCGATAGAGCGCTAAGGAGACTAACTATGCCTACCTATGTCAATGATCTGAGGCTCACAGAACTCAATACTGGTGAGGGCTCGGGAACGTGGGGCACCACCACCAACACAAATCTTGAATTGATCGGCGAGTCGCTTGGTTATGGCACAGAAGCCTCTTTTTCAAGCGACGCTAATGCCACGACCACGGTTGCAGACGGATCTACAGATCCGGCTCGATCTATGTATTTTAAGGTCACGTCTGGCGTAAGCCTGACAGCGACCCGTGAGCTAACCATTGCGCCTAACACCGTATCGCGCGTGATGTACATCGAAAACGCTACGTCTGGGTCTCAGTCGATTACGATTAAGCAGGGCTCTGGTGGCACAGTAACGATTGGCAACGGAAATGCCGCGATAGTCTATTTGGATGGCGCAGGCTCTGGCGCGGCGGTCATTGATGCAAATACATCTCTCGCTGCGACCAAAATCGATGCGACTACTTTAGCTATTGGCGGAACGAGTGTCACATCCACCGCTACAGAACTTAATCTGCTCGATGGCTCAACCGCTGACACGGTGGTCAACTCGAAAGCGGTGATTTACGGCTCAGCAGGCCAAGTCACAGCCAATGAGCTTGATGTCGATAACATCCAGATAGATGCTAATGCCGTTAAATCTACTAACACTAACGGCAATATTCAGCTTTTCCCAAATGGCACCGGCTTCACAGAGTTGTACGGAAACACAAATGCTGGTGCGGTCAGGTTCAACTGTGAGGTCAACACGCACGGAGTCACTTTAAAAGGGCCGCCGCACAGTGCAAGCGCGACTTACAGCCTAGAGCTTCCGGATGCAGACGGTTCCGCAGGACAGCTTCTCAAGACCGATGGCAGTGGGAAGTTGGCGTTTACTAGCTCGCTACCCGGCATTACTGCAACAGCCTCAGAAATCAACATCCTTGATGGGGTGACTTCGACAACTTCGGAACTTAATATTCTTGATGGCGTCACAGCGACTACTACTGAGATCAACTATCTTGACATCACGACGCTCGGTCTGACAGAGGCCAGCAAAGCCGTCACCGCAGATGCCAACGGGGTCGTGTCCTTTGATAACGGCACGATTGACGAGGCAACAAGTGTCACCTCTAGCTCAAACGCGGCAACGATTAACTTGCGTGACGGGAATGTGTTTGAGCATGATCTCACTGAGAATGTGACTTACACATTTAGCAACCCTGCCGCATCTGGCAGAGCATCAGCTTTTATACTCAAGGTCATTCAAGATAGCTCCGCCAGAACGATTACATGGCCTTCTAGTGTTGATTGGGCGGCGGCTACAGCACCGACTTTGACTACAACCAACAATGGCGTTGATGTGTTTGTATTTTTCACAATTGACGGCGGCACAACTTACTACGGCTTCACCGCTGGTCAGGCGATGGGCTAATGACTAACACTGCCTTAAAAGTACTTGCAGGGGCGGGTGGTGCAGGAGATCCGGTTTACGTTGATGATGTGTTTTCTACGTTTCTCTACGAGGGTAATGGGACATCACAAACAATAACCAGCGGCATCGATCTTGATGGCGAGGGTGGTCTTGTGTGGACAAAAGCTAGAGAAAATACCTCTGGTGGAGCTACTGGCCATGCGCTAATAGATACCGCAAGAGGCAAGACTAAATGGCTTTCCGCAGAAGCAACTAGTGCAGAACAAACCAACGCCAATCTTATAACAGCGTTTAATTCTAACGGTCACACAGTTGGGTCGGGTGGTCCGTATTGGACAAACGACAATGGGTATGACTACGTTTCTTGGACATTTCGCAAGCAAGCGGGGTTTTTTGATGTTGTAACGTACACGGGGGATGGCAATGCTGGACGAACTGTAAACCATAATCTAGGCAGTGTTCCCGGTTTTATGGTTGTAAAAAAAACAAACTCAACCAGTGATTGGACTACCTATCACAGAAGCATGGGAGCTACAAAGTACGCCCCGCTTAATGACACAGACAAATATAATGCAGGCAGTGCTATCTGGAACGACACAGAACCTACCGCGACACAATTTACAGTTGGTGACAACACAAGAATGAATAATAGTGGCGACAGCTATGTTGCCTACCTATTTGCCCACGATACCCAAGACTATGGAACAGACTCCGACGAAGCCATCATTAAGTGTGATAGCTACACAGGCAACGGCAGCACAACATCAAATGATATAAATGTAGGTTTTGAGCCTCAGTGGATATTGATAAAAAATACAAGCTCAAATAACCAATGGTTTATTTTTGATGTCATGCGGGGAATTGGCTCAGAGCCGGCAACTGATGCATATCTTTTAGCAAACTCCTCTGGAGCAGAAGTAAGTAGTGAAAACTATATAGATATTCTTTCGACCGGCTTTTCATTGAGAGATGACAATGCCGCTGTCAATGCCAACGGTAGCACTTATGCGTACATAGCTATCCGCCGACCCCATAAGCCTGCAAGCGAGTTTGCGGCCACTGCTTTGTTTGAGCCTCAAACATATACAGGTGACGGCTCGACCCGTGTTTTTACGGGTCTTTCTACGACTCCTGATATGACTTTAAATAAATCCCGAGATGTTATTGGAGATTCCAACGCAATTAACGACAGGTCGCGAGGAAGCGGGCAAGAGTCATATACAAACGGTGCCGACGCAGAATATTCCGCTGGATCAGCGGGAATGCAATTTGACTATACCAATGGTATAGAGATTCAAAGCTATCGCTACACAAATACGAAGAACTATATAAATTATCATTTTAAAAGAGCCCCCGGCTTCTTTGATATTGTTGCTTACACAGGCGCAACAGGGGCTCAATCGAGGACGCATAATTTAGGCGCGGTGCCTGAAATGATTTGGGTGAAGAAGCGCGCTTCAGGGATAGCCCGTAATTGGGCTGTTTATCACTCAGGGTCACACGCTACAACGCCACAAAACTACTACCTAGTTCTGAACAATAACGGGCAAGCCTACGAGTCTAGTCAGTACTGGAACAACACCGCGCCTACTGCTTCTGTGTTTACCACTGGAGGTTCCGACTTAGTTAACGGCAACGAGAATACATATGTAGCTTACCTTTTTGCGTCAGTAGACGGAATATCAAAAGTAGGAACTTACACAGGTACAGGTAGCGACGTAAACGTAGATTGTGGTTTTTCTTCTGGCGCTAGGTGGGTAATGGTTAAATCTACAGGTTCTGGCGATTGGTACGTCTGGGATTCTGCTAGAGGAATTTCAGCAGGGAATGAACCTTATTGGTTGTTAAATTCAAACAGTGCAGAAGCGACAGGGAGTTATGACTATATAGACCCTTTATCTTCTGGTTTTACAATTACGTCATCAGCACCAACTGCTCTCAATAACTCTGGTGACACATACATATTTTGGGCAATAGCATAGGAATTCACATGGCCGAATATAGAAACAGAACAAGTGGAGAAGTAAAAACAGAGTCTGAACTGCGTGCCGCAAACAAAAACATGAGTTTTCCTAAAGCATGGAATAGCTCTGTGCATGATGCCTTAAACGTAGATCCTGTGCTCGCATCTCCAGCCCCTAAACCTAGTGCAGAATTTAAAGTGCTCGTGCGTGACGGTGTTGTACAGGACGGCAAGGGTAACTGGGTTTATGCTTGGAAAGAGCAAGAGATGTTTACTGAGTATACGGACGATGATGGCAACACCGTCACAGTACAGGCCCAGAAGGACGCCAAAGCTTCCGCTGACAATGCCGCTTTAGCCGCTGAAGAACGATCAAAGCGAAACGATCTACTGAAAGCTACTGACCACTACGGTTTGTCAGATGTAACCATGCCTGATGCTATAAAAACGTATCGTCAGGCTTTGCGAGATGTGCCCCAGCAAGAAAATTTTCCTAGCACCATTAGTTGGCCAACTAAGCCCTGATGATGTTTGAATACAATTGTTCTTTATTTGGTGCTGGACACTTATGTTTATACTTATGCAATAGGGAGTAGGACAAGGCTAGAACACTACAGAATATGTAGGTACAGGGAGCTTCACAGCCGGTCGGATCAAACGTACACATGGTATTTGCCATATTTTACCTCGTACTGTGATCCCTATGTAGTATACGAGGTTCCCGATGATCGATCCGATAACGGCGGCGGCGGCCGCGACTAAAGCCTATGCAACGGTCAGGGCTTGTATCGAAATGGGGAAGAGTATCGAGGATACGTTTACCGTCGTGAGTCGGTGGCAGGGGCACTGCTCAGACGTCCTGTATGCCAGTCAAAGACACAAAAAACGCACCAACCCACTGAAATCTGTTGTTTTTTCTTCTTCTGTAGAGGCAGAGGCCGCCCAAATCTATGCGGCTAAAAAAAGGGTGGAACAACAGCGCCGGGAACTGATAACGCTTTTACAATACGCCTATGGCAACGAGGGGGTTGCAGAGTACCGGCAATGCGTTAGAGAGGTCACCGAACAAAGGCAGCGCGAGGTTTACGCTCAGCAGGAAGCAAAAGACAATTTAGTTAAATCTTTTTGGATAGCCGTCTTAGTGAGCGTCGCGGCATATTTGATATACATCATTGTCAACGCAGTAATCAGTCGCGGGTAAGCTCTTGGATTATTAGAATCTACACTGATACTATTGTGCAAATCGGATAGGCAAAACTAGGGAGCGCCGAACTATGAAGTACACATTTGCACTTTTGTTTCTTTTTTTACCCGCCCTCGCTTTTCCACAAACCGTGATCTACTACGACGATGGAAGTGTGTACACCGTTCAACCAAACGAGAAGGTGTACGTCGAAACCTCTAGCAAGCTGTACACAAAAAGAGGTTTCAAGAACGGGAACGAGTATTTTGTTCATAAAACACCGAATGAAAAGGTTGATTATGAAGAGCAACCGTATGATGGGCTGGAAGCAGGATCACAGGAATGGTGTGAGGCTTACGCGCCTTACTTGTATGCCAATGGATATACGTTCGACGATCAAGTTTACATTCGTTACTGCAATCAAGAATGAAGGTGAGCCATGGGTGAAGATATGAAACAAGTGGTAGATACGGTCTCTGTCGCAACCGCTGTGGGCACGATAGCGGCAATACTGCCCCCCTTGGCCGCGCTTTTCACAATAATTTGGACTCTCATAAGGATTTGGGAAACAGACACAGTGCAAGACCTTTTTCCAAAGAGACGTAAGCGGGACTCAAAAGGCCGGTTTTTACCAGAGGACGATGACTGATGCTTGAGGCACTGATCGGCCCAGTTACGGGGCTACTTGACAAGTTTATTCCTGATGCGGATGAACGGAATCGCTTAGCCCATGAAATTGCCACTATGTCTGAGCGCCATGCTCACGAATTGGCAAAGGGCCAAATTGAGATTAATAAGGCCGAAGCCGCGCACAAGTCTATATTTGTAGCTGGCTGGCGCCCGGCAACGGGCTGGTGCTGTTCAATCGCATTATTCTGGCATTTCGTTTTACAGCCATTGGCTACATTTGTGATTGCCTACACGGGAGTAGAGGCCCCGCCTTTGCCAGCGTTCGACATGGATAGTTTGTTGACGGTGTTGCTGGGAATGTTGGGTTTAGGTGGATTGAGAACCGCAGAAAAAATCAAATCGGTAGCTCGTGAAAAATGATCACGCCTGAGCTTCTCGATCAGTGGAGATTTTTGCCTCGGCTGGTCATGCTTGTAATGATCATTATGACGTATCGCGTGGTTGAGTGGTTTATGGATCTTCCTGACCCAAATCCAGAGCAAGCGGCCTTAGTGAGCGTGATGACTGGAGCCCTAACAGGCGCCTTCGGGCTTTTTTTGGGGTCTGGCAAGAAAGAATAATGCAAACCTCACAGGAAGGGATTGACCTCATAAAGCACTTCGAGGGCTGTGAGACCGAAGCCTATCAATGCAGTGCGAATGTGTGGACTATTGGGTACGGCCACACCTTCT